TCGCGGCGGAAGCATCGTTCGCCGTGTTGTGCACGACGATATATTTTATGTCCTTTGCGCAGGACTCCACCGGCACTTTTAGGTCATATTTACGCTTGCTCAAAAGATTTTCGCGGATTGGTACCATTTTTATTCTCCTTTTCATTTTTCTTGCATTTTTCTTATGATGCGAATTAGGTCGGCGCGGCCGGATACACTTACGCTGTCGGCGTCGGTAAGCAGGGTGTTTGTGCCGCTTAACGCAGGGATGGGCTGTGCGCCGCAGCCCCGACCGGCGGGTGAAACGCCGCTAAAATATCGTACTCCGCCCAAACACCCTCGCGAATGATCGTCAGCATCTCCATGCCGTAGCTGCCCGCCGTGCCAAGATATAAGGGTTGCTCCTTGCAGTACGCGGCGTATTGTTTGAGGATGATTTCATGATTATTTTTCATCTGCATTATCTCCTTTACTTACGGTGTTCTTCAATCTCTCCAACAGTTTAGACAGCCGCGGAAACCCCGGCACGCCGATGGTAGCAAGGTTCTCCAGAATCGAGATCAGCTCGTTGATGATGAGCCAGATCGCGACCAGCAGGCCGCAGAAAAGCTTGATGTGCAGGTCGATGCCCGCCTGCACCAGGGCGCCGCGCAGCAGATAATCCACACCCGCGCCTACCGCCACCATCGCCATGTAGCAGAGCTTCTTCAGGATGCCCTTGATGCCGATGCGCGAGCTGAGCTGCGCCGTCATGTAAGCTTTGACCATGCCGGTGACGTAATCGATCACCATCATGCACAGCAGCACGAGCACCGGCGCGGCCAGCTGCCCGCAGTATGCCGCGACCCCCGCCCCAACGACTGCCGTTACGGATTTAAGTACAGTTGCTTTGTTCATTTATTTTCCTCCTTTTATTGTTGCTTAAAGTTTATCCAGCCACACCGGCGGTGCGGGGATTGTCCGCGTCTCCGGCGCATCGAGCCAAGAGAGATACCAGTTTGCAAGCTCGGCTTTTTGCTCGTCTGTGAGTAGGCTATACCACAGCTCGCCGCGATTGATATACGCAAAGCACTCGGTTTCGCGTCGCCGCCGAATGACGGTTAGCTCCGCCGCATCCGCGTCGGCCTTGAGCTTATCTGCATCCAGCACGAGCACACCGTCTTCAAGCTTGTACGCCTCCGGGTGCTGCTTAAAGTCCTCCAACAGCTCGTCGGGCGCCTCTATCTCGATGCCGTCTACAAGCCCGCCGATGAGCGCATAACTCTCGATATAGCCCTGATCGTTTAAGATTATCTGCATTGGTTTACCCCTTCCATTGCACAATGCCCCAGACGTAATCTATATTGCCGTTGCTGGGATTGCTTTTTAGCGTTATCGTGCAGTCATCTCCGCTGTATGTGGTAACAAAATACATGTACACCATATTTGTTACCATCTGGCCGTCAATACCGCCGGTGGGCAAGCAAATGTGCGTGCGATACGCCTCGCTACCCGGATGCCCGCTCACGAGGATAGCTGCGTACTTTTTAGCGCCTGTGATTGTGATGCTGCCAGACGTGAGCTTGCCGCTCCACAACGTTTTCCATCCGAGCGTGTCGGCATAAATGCCACTGGCTTTGATTGGTGCAAGTCCACCTTTGCCGTTGCCAAACAGATACGTCCCGATATTACCATCGGTATTTCCACTTGACGTGCGGTAATTGAGCCAAATATCGTTGCTAAATTGTGGTGCCACAAACGTGAACTCGTTTCCTGCGTGTATTAGATTGTTCGGACTTTGCAGTTGTGCATAGCTTTTCAAATCGGCGGGAATAAGGTGCCACGTCCAATCGGACCAGACCCATGGCGTCGTCCAATTACTCTGTGTTCGCACATATGTATAGTTGTCTCTATAATCCTTCACGGTTTGTGTGCAATAAGTTCCATCAGCAATGCCGGTCACGACCATCTCAAATGCGCCTTTTACCCACGGAGGGGCGTTTAAGATGGTATTGGACCCCAACGGGGAACGATAATGCCCCGATATTTTGTACGCATCGTCGTTAAGGTCGGCACCGTCTGGGATAGTCTGCCACTTGATGCGGTATTGATCTGCTGATGAGATTGTGCCGTCCACCTGTAAATTACCCCTAATCCGCGTATCCCACGCCACGTCCAGCCAGTTCGCGAGCTCGGCCACTTTGCCGATGGCCGCCCCTGCGCTGCGCTTGAAAGATTGCAGCACACTTTTTGTAGACAGAGTGCGCTGGATAAGTAAGCTGTTATACTTGTCCGCCACCGTCACGAGCACGTCGTAGGTGGTGGACGCGCCTATACTTCCGCCGCCGATCACGGTTTTACCGTTGTTGGTAACGTTCATCGCGGTGCCGTAACTGCTCTCGGACTGCTTTTTGTATCGAGCTGTAATGTTCAAGATGTTGCCGGTGATTGCGCTGTAACTCGCGTTGATCTCCACGGCAAAATAGGTGCCTGCCTTTTTGCGGTTGCCGTCTGCATCGCAGCGGTACACGTCACACACCGCTACGCCGGGCTTTGTGTAGTCTATGACGCTGATTGTGCGCGTAGTGCTGGCTTTTCGGCCGCGCGAATCCGTCACCGTGGCCGTGAATGTGATGTTGCCCGCCGAGGCCAGTGTGCCGGTCGTAAGCGCGCTGTTTGTGGTAGTCCATCCGCCGCCGGTAATCGTGTACGAGGTGATGCTGCTGCCGTATGCGCCGGATGCTCCGGAAAGCGTCAGCTTTGCTTTGCCCATGCCTTTTACATATAGACCCGTGCCGCTTGTGTCTTCGGCGAGCGTTGCCGAAAGCGTGCCCGCCGACGGAACTACGCTGCCGGGGACGGTGAGCGTGATGCTTACGGACTTCGTGCCGAGGAGCGTGCTGCCGGAATATGTATCGCAATAGATTGTACCGCTGCCCGTCGTGGCGGACGGTATTTGATTTGCGAGCGACACTGGCAGCGTCCAGCTCACGCTGCTTGCAATGCCCGTGGCAATCGTTCCGGATGCGCTGCCGAACGAGTAGCGCAGTGTGTGCCTGTAGGCGTTGTTTACCGCAGGCGTGTTGATCGTCACGCTCTTGCCCATTTCTACGGTTGCGGCGCTCAAACTCGGCTGTGTTGCGGGCTCTTGCCAATCCACCTCAAGCGTTACAGCCGTCCATTTGAGATAATCCGTGTAAGAGCTGCCATTGTAGATGCAATACGTATCGTACCCGGCGGCGATAGATGCCGCCATGAAAGCAACATCAAACGTTTTGGTATTATCCCACATGGGCGCTTTACAGCTGCCGAGCGCATTGCCTGTGCGGTGCCCTGCGTTGAGCGAGGTTTTAATGCCGCCCTGCGAGGCGGAGTTGTAGATGTATACCGTTTTGGTGGTCGCTGTGCCGTAGCCCGTCTGTCCGGTCGTCGCGGTGAGCTTTATGCTGTTGATGATCTTGCCCTTGAGCGCTGCAAGGCCCGGAAAATACAGTACGCCGGTGCGCACACCTGTGCCGTCCCACTGGCCCTGCGAGGCGGTGCCCTCGCTTTTCCAACCCCACTTACTGTCATAATAGTTAAGCTGGGCTTTATAGCTGTTTTTGCCCATCAGTCGTCCCCCTCAAACTCAAGATCAAACGTGTCGGCCTCCGCGTTATAACGCCACATATACAAGCCCGTGTCCGCGTTGCCGAAAGACAAGCTGCCCGTGATATGCGCATCCGTGATATAAAGCATACGATTGGAGATATACGCAATGGTTTGACCGTTTTCAACAAACTCGAGCCGGTCGTTGGAGAGCACCGCCTGTATGGCGCTGTCGCTGCGGCCGAGCGTAATTCGCGCCCCTTCAAAGCGGATATACTGCTCTAAAAGCCGCTGATTTTCCGCTATTGTGCCGTTTGTGCTGTCAATGAGATTTGTCACCTGCGTAAAGCGGTATTCAAGCTGATCGCTCCATTGGGTAATGAGCAGCTGTTTAACGCTTTCGAGCTCCTCTGTAGAGACTGCGGTATCTTGTAAACGCCCCAGCGCGTCATACACGTTTTCGGTGGTGGTGGTCAACTCGGTGCGCGTCTCCGTCACCGATGCCATGATGCTGTCCATGTCCTTCCGCGCGTCGACCTTGTAATCCACAAGCTCCTGCTGCACTTTGTCTGTGCGCTTCTGCATATCGCTTTTCACAAGGTCAAACTCTTGCCCAAGCTCTTTTTTGACGCTCGCGATGCCGCTCGTCACCGTTTTATACGTCCTGTTCAGCGTCACCGTGCTTTTGCCCGGGTCCACAAGGTTCTCCGTCATCTCGGCGACGGTCATGTAGGTGTCAAGGTTATGCGGGGCGCTCACGATGGGCAGCAGGTCGCCGACGGTGATGCGCTCATAATTGCCGCCGAGCGCACCGAAATCGACGGCGGTCAGCTTGATGGTCGTCGGCAGCACCTTGCGGGCTTCAAGCTCCGAATAGCCGCGCTTGCCGAGATTTTCTTTCAGTGTCACATCGTCGCAGATGATCGTGTCGAAGATCCAGCCGAATTCCTGCACGGCTTTTTCGTCCCACACGTAATTTTTGCCGCCGTTGTCGATTTGCAGGCGCTCATCCGTCTCGTTGCCGTCTGCGTCCGTCAGTTTGCAGCCAAGCGGGATGATCGCCGTTGCGAGGTTCGCGGTCGGCACGCTGCGGGCATACGTCAAAAGGTTCTGCCCGAACTTGATGCCCTGCCCGTTCACGTGCTTGTATTCGGCAAGGTAGTCGAGATACTGCACGCCGTTCTTCCAACGCACCCGCAAAATGCCGCCGAGACGCTTTGTCAGCTTCTCGGTAATCGCGTCTTTGGTGTGTTCAAAATTCGAGTGCCGATACAAACTGTCGTTGCTGTCCGTCACGGTCACTTCGCCGACCGTAAACTGTTTGTACGCGTCGTCTTGCACAGCCACATTATGGTTCTGAACCAACGTTTCAAGATATGTGCGCACCGTCATGTTGTGGTATTCGGCAAACGGCTGCACAGAGTCGCCGAGCCACGCCAGCGCCCCCTCTGCTGTGACCGTCACAAGCCCCGTGTCGCTCTCCGTCACGTTGAGCGGTGAACCGCGGAAATATAACGCCCCGTCCCTGTACACCGAAATAACGCTGCTGCGCGCCTTGATGCGGGACAAATACGGGTGCGTCGGTGCCAGCACAAACGTCAGCGTACCGGCAATGTTCTGCCCGGTCTTGAGCGTGCCGGAGATGAGCTGCAGAACGGGGTTATCGGGCTCATACAGCGTTATACCGTCACAAGTAATGCGGTACATATCACAGCACCCCCTCGCGGTAACGAATCATCATCGTGCCCGTGCCGTTCAGCGTAAAGGTGTTCACGCCCTCGCTGAGATAAATCTCCGGGATGGTATAGCCTCCGGCCTTCATGATGGTATACTGCGTGCCGGACGCTGTTTTCACGGTCATGCCGGCTGCGTCCGTCACAAATTCCGGAATCACGGCTTTCTGTGCGTTCAAAAGCGCTATGGGCTGCTCCTCGCCGGTCAAGACATACGTTTTTTCCGTTGGAAACAGCGCCATGCGGTACGGCTGGCAATCGACCGTCAGCGTGTGCGTGGCGGCAAGGCCGTCTACAGTATGCTCCCACGCAGCACGTCCCGTGAGCACATGCTGGGGGTCGCTGTCCGTGAGGAGCTCCACAAGCCTTCCATGGTGCGCCGTGTTCAGTGCCGCGCAAGCTGCATCGTATGATGTGCGGCTTTCATATACGCAGTCAAATTCCGCTGTCAGCGTGCGGTTTTTGTAGGTCACACGCCCGCGTGCGGCGGTCGCATCCAGCACACCGTCAGCACCGGGAATATCGATGGTGTAAAGCCGCGGCTCCGGCGGATCCAGTGTGCAGCTCAGACAGCAAAGCCCGAAATCGTCGAACGTGTGCTTATCGTTGATCGTCAGTCCCCACATTTAAAAGCGCCCCCTTTCTTCCAGTTCGTATAAGTCGTTCAGCCGTTCGTTGATCTCCGGCGCAATCAGCCTGCCGACCGCTTCGCCGTCAAGGTTGATGCGCATGCCGAGCAGCGCTTGCAGCAGTGCATTTGCTCCGCTTTTCGACGTACCGAGCAATTCTTTCAACAACGTCAAAACCTGCTCCATGCGGCTGCCGAGCACGGCTACTTCCTCGCGCAGCTCTTCAACGCCGCTGTCTTCCTCGTGCAGTGTCGCTTTCTCCGCCGCGCGAAGGTCGCGCCGCTCCTGCACCTGCACGGTAACGGTCTCATTGCGTTCACGTACGGCGCTGCGCAGCATGTCCACAATGCCGGAAAGCTTCGCCGGGCTGAGCTGCCGCACGATACCTTTCGCAATCTCGTCATACACCGAGGTTTTGAGCGGCAGCAGCGCTTCGTGTCCGGCTTCGCCGTATTCGTTGATGCCCGTCACCGGGTCCCACAGCCGTGTGCGCTTTGTGAATACGCCCGCTGCGTGCTTGTGGATCTCCGGCGTCATACCGCCGCGCGCATACTTCGTAACGCCGCCCCGCGCCCAGTACCCGCCCGCCGCATGAGAGGTGCGGACAGTGGCATAAACAGGATTATTGTTGAGATACGACTGGATTTGGGCTCGAGCATTTGCTGCCGCATTGTAAGCGTTACCGATATTGCCCATACTCGGTGCCGATACTTTCCCGGATTTCATACGAGAATCGATCTCTTTGATTGCTTCGTCGGCAGCCGACTGCATGGACGGAATTTTACTTTTCCAACCTTTAATAACCTCTTGTCCTGACTTTTCGCCGCTGGTGTACAAAAGCTTACCGTTGCTGTCAATCGTCATGCCCATACCTTTGAGCGTATCGTTCAAACTGTCTTTGGTTTCCGGCGAAAGGCGATCAATGTTTTCCATGAAGCCATCGACCATTTGCTGCGTCGTCGAATCCAAATCATCGTAAGCGCTGCCCGATTCTGCCACCATCTCAAGCAATGTAGCGATTTGCTTTTGCGTGGCTTCATCCAGATTTGCCGCTCGGCGGTTATTGGTACTCGCTTCTTTTGCGGTGTATCTTTCGTTAATGTCATTGAGTTCCTTCTGCAAATTATCGCGTGCAGTATATTCGTCTGCACCTTTTTGCTTCATCTCATCGACATAGCTTTGATAAGCATTGACAAGCTCCTGCTTATAGGCGTTTGCGTTGGCTGTTTCTTCCGCGGCAATCATTGCCTGTTCTTCTGACCACGCATGTGCGAGATCTGCGTTTTTGGCATATCCCTGCGCGATGATCTCACTGGTGTCGTTGCATTTAGCGTTTGCTGCGTCCACAGCCGCTTGATATTCCTTTGCAGCCGTGTTTATTGCATCCTGATACGCTTGCTCGGCCAGCGCTTTTTGTTCCTCGTTTTTACCTGCTTCGGAATTTAAAACCGCTTCGCGTTCTTGTTCGGCGTAGGCGATGGCTTGTGTATATTTGTCGCTTGCACTGTTAATAACTGCGTCGCGTGTCGTCTCGGCTTGTGCTGCAATACGTGC